TTTTGCGTATCCTAACCGGCATGTATATTTGGGGCGAGAATCTGCAACTATCATCAGCGCACCGACTTACAACCTCATTGGAAACTTTTAGGCAGATGGTTGGGATTATTGAGAATAATGACAAACTAGCGTCTGAAGTAAAAAAGATTAGATGGCAACATGGTGCTGAGGAAATGGAACTTAAAGGCGGTAGGCGATTTGTTGTAAAGGCTGCAAACAATGCGAGCCGAGGAATTTCTGCGCCATCCACGATTCATCTTGATGAGTTGCGTGAATATAAAGATGAGGATGCTTGGTCATCAATGCGATACACCATGATGGCATCTAAAAATCCACAGGTGTGGACTTATTCAAATGCTGGAGATCAACATTCAGTTATTCTTAATAAACTTAGGGAGCGTGGATTAGCCTCCTCCACAAACCCCTCCGACACGATAGGTTGGTTTGAGTGGAGTGCTGAACCTGATGCACCAATACTCCTTCCGTCTGGTGATATAAACTGGCCGGCATTTGCTCAAGCCAACCCATCGCTTAGCATCACAATGCACCCAGATAACCTTCGAGCCGTAATTAATGATCCTCCAGATATTGTGCGAACTGAAGTTTTATGTCAATGGGTAGATACAATCAATTCAGCAATCGATGCACAAAAATGGGCTTTATGTCAGGTCGAGCCGATACCTTTAGATCCCGAAGCACCTACATGGCTTGGATTAGATTTATCTCCGGATCGAAAATTTGCGGCATTAGTTGCTACCCAAAAACTTTTTGGCGAAAGATTTAATTTAGTTTTATTACATACTTGGTCAAATGATTATTCAATAAATGATTTAGCCGTTGCAAATGATATTGCGCCTTATGTTAGAAAATACAATGTTCAGACTGTCGCTTATTCCAAAAGGACTGCACAAGCCGTTGCAAGTCGGTTAGTTCCTGCTGGAATTCCCATTACAGATATGGATGGGGCGATATATGCTGAAAGTTGTGATCGATGGCTGGGCGCAATAAATTCACATCGATTACAGCATGGTGGGCAGGATGAACTGACCCAACAAACACTTTCCGCTGCGAAACTGCCCTATGGGGATGGGTCATGGATCATCGGAAGGCGTGCTAGTCGAGTGGCCGTTTGTGCAGCGGTCGCTTCAGCACTTGCTACCTATTTTGCGACACAACCAGAAACGGAGATTGATATTCAAGTCGGGTAATTTGTATTTATGGTATATTATATGCTAATGGGATTATTCGATCGATTTAACGCTAAATCAAATCAACCAAATTTGCAAGTTGATGTTGCTGCTGCATTATCTCCATACAACGCACAACAATTAGTTGGCGGAATTTTATTTGGAACAACAACCGCAACTAGAGAACAATTTATGGCAATACCAGCCGGAGCAAGAGCAAGAAATATAATTTGTTCAACTGTCGGATCTTTACCGCTTGAGCAATACAATCATTTTACAAATGAACACATAAGACCAAATCGAGTAATTATGCAACCAGATCCAAGAGTTGCCGGATCAGCAATTTATGCTTGGATCGCTGAGGATCTATTACTTTATGGCGTTGCTTATGGAATGATCATGGATGCTTATGCTTCAACCGATGCTTCAAGAATTCGTGCATGGACAAGAATTGCACCAAACAGAGTATTTGCTTCACTAAATGGTAACTCAACTGAAATTGAATATTACACAGTTGATGGCAAGCGAGTGCCACCATTCGGACTTGGATCTTTAATTGTATTTAATGGTTTAGATGAGGGAATTCTTAATCGAGCAGGTCGCACAATCAAAGCAGCAGCAGAATTAGAAAAAGCAGCAGAGATGTACGCAAAAGAGCCAATGCCACAAATGGTTCTCAAGTCAAATGGCACAAACTTAACTCCAGAGCGAATTACAAAACTTTTGGAATCTTGGAGAACATCAAGATCAACACGATCAACTGCTTTCTTAAATGCTGATGTTGAACTTCAAGCATTAGGTTTCGATCCTGCTAAATTACAATTAAATGAGGCCAGACAGTACTTGGCTTTGGAAATTAGCAGAGCGAGCGGTATTCCGGCCAGTTTTATATCTGCCGAAACTACTTCAATGACTTATTCAAACATGACCGCTGAAAGAAAAGCACTTATTGACTTTTCACTTCGACCAGTCTTAACTGCAATTGAACAAAGATTATCTCAAGCCGATTTCTGCCCTAACGGAATTGAAACTCGATTTGACATTGATGATTTCTTGCGTGGATCTGCTTTAGAGCGTGCGCAAGTTTATGAAATCCTAAATCGCATTGGCGCAATGAGCGTTGAGCAAATCCAAGAGGAGGAGGATCTAATTCGATGAAAATTAGTTTCCCAATTGAAATAACCGCAGCCGATACAAACAAGCGCACAATCTCAGGCAAGATTGTAACTTGGGATGAGCAAGGTTCAACAAGTGCCGGATTAACTGTTTTTGAAAAAGACAGCATTGATTTTTCTAAGCCTGTCAAATTATTACTTGAGCACCAAACAACCAAGCCGTTGGGCAAGTTAATCGATATTACTGCCACAGATACAGGCTTGGAAGCAACTTTTCGTTTAGCCAAAACATTTAGAGCAGATGATGCTCTTGAGGAAGCAGCCACCGGCCTTCGTGATGGTTTTAGCGTGGGCGTAAAAATTAACGAATGGAAAAATGTTGAAGGCGTGTTACGCATCCAAAAAAGTTCTTTACAAGAGGTCAGTTTAGTAACTGATCCGGCAATCGACAGCGCACGAGTGGCTGAGGTAGCAGCAAGTGAAACAACAGAGAATTCCGAAGCAACCGCTGAGGAAACCACAACAAAGGAGAACATAGTGTCAGAAATTACTTCTGAGGCTCCTATCGCAACCGAAGCGGTAGAAGCGACACAGGCTCCAGTTGTAACAGCAAACTACATGGCATATACAAAGCCAAGAGTTGATCTAAATGTTACAGCAGGACAATATCTAAACGCACAAATCAAAGCACTTAGTGGCGACACCGATGCTCGTGATTTAGTAGCAGCATTACAAATTGCAACTGTTTCTGAGAACACAGGAATGGTTCCGCCAAATTATTTGCGTGATGTAATCGGAGTTATTGATTCATCCCGTCCATTCATCGATTCAATCGAGCGTGCTCCACTTCCAGCATCAGGAATGAAAATATTCACTCCTAAACTTGGCACTCAAGCGACTGTTGCACAAACTGGTGAGGGCGTTGAGTTTTCATCAACTGATACAGTTGTAACTTTCCAAGAAGACAATATTGTTAAGTTTGCAGGCGCAAATGTAGTCAATGTTGAATTATTTGATCGTTCAGACCCATCTTTCGCTGACCTTTTGGTTCGTGAGTTAGCAGCATCTTATGCACAAAAGACAGATGCTTATGCAGCAAACATTGCAGCACAAAACTCAATTGGTTCAACCGGATCATCTATTTACAAAGCCATCGCTGATGGAATTGCAGATTCTTATGGCGTTATGCGCTTTACACCAAACCGCCTATTGGTTGCTCCTTCAGGTGGACAAAATGATATTGATTTCGCTGGATTGCTTGGCGCAGTTGATGGATCACAGCGTCCACTATTCGCAGCCGCTGCTCCACAAAATGCTGGCGGATTAATTTCACAAGGCTCAACAGCAGGAACAGTTGCTGGTCTTTCATTAGTCGTTGATCCTAACTACACAGGCAACGATGCAGGTGCTAAGTATGGATTAGTTTATCCATCAGCAGCAATGCGATTCCATGAGAGTGGCACAATTGAACTTCGTGCCAACTTGGTTGCTAACGGACGCATCGAAATCGGTCTTTATGGTTATGTAGCCGTAGTGAACCGCTTCCCAACTGCATTCCGTTATTTAACAGTAGCGTAATTTAACTGAGTGCCTGAGGTTGCTCCCGATCTCAGGCATCCATTAATGGGAGTAAGGAGATGACATGCCAAGCATAATTACAGCCACCGAGTTGCGATCTATCCTTGGTGTGTCGTCTGCTTTATACAACGATACCTATCTTGATGGCATCATAGATACAAGTGAAGGCATAATCCTTCCAATGTTAGTTACATTTAAAAGCCCAATTGAAAAAGTGTCGCTGACAGATAATGTCGCCACTTTCACTACACTAGGAATTCATGAATTTACCCAAGGACAATCAGTTGTCATCGCAGGATGCGGAACACCATACAACGGAACAAGAGTTGTGCTGGCAGACAATCTTGGACAATATACCTTTTCAGCATCGATCACTAATGCCGATTTACTCGAGGCTAATGTCATCCCATCCGGAACTGCTACCCTTTCTGGCGCATCAACTTATGTTGGAGTCCAGCCTGTTCGATCAGCAGTCTTTGCCGTTTCAGTCGAAGTCTTTCAATCAAGAATTGCAGCCGGAGGACAAATAGAGGGTGTAGATTTTAGTGCAACGCCGTTCCGTCTTGGCCGATCGCTTTTTAATCGGTGCGTAGGATTATTAGGCGCATACATAGATGTTGAAAGCATGGCTCAATAAATGCCAGCATCAACAATTCTTTCATCAGTTCGCACGCCATTAGCAACCGCTTTAGGCAGCGTTACTGGTAGCGTTTATAGTTATGTTCCAGAATCCGTTTATCCACCAGCAGTCGTTTTCGTGCCTTCATCGCCGTATCTTGAAATTGAAACAATTGGCAAGTCATCTGTTAGATGTAAAGTCAATATGACAATCACAGCCATAGTTGCTTACAACAGCAACCCAGCATCGTTGGACAATATGGAGCAATTAGTAATGAGTATTCTGGCAGTTATCCCATCGGGGTATGTTGTCGGATCAGTTGAACAACCAACAGTTCAACAAATCGGATCATCAACAATGTTGATTTCTGATATAAATGTATCAACCTATTACACACAGACAAACTAAGGAGCAAGATGCCTACGACAGTTATTACCGGTCGAGATATTACCTTCACCATTGGCGGTAATAATTTCGATGCTCAAGTTACAACCGCAACTTTAGAATGCGAGAGAAATCGTGTTCGCTATGAAACTTTGGATGGAGCATCATTCAAGGTTATTGATGACAACTGGACATTCAACATCAGCATGCTTGCTGATTGGGGTGCTACCGGATCGCTTTGTGAGATTCTTTGGGGAGTTGCTGAGAGCGCACCAAACACAGGTATCTCAACAGTATTCACAGCAGCAACGGGTGCAGCATTTACTTTCCAAATTCTGCCTAACTTCCCTTCAGCCGGAGGAACAGCACCAGATGCACAAACTCTTGATTTGAGTTTCCAAGTTATTGGAACACCAGCAGAATCATTTAGTTAATAAGAAATCGGGAGCAAAATGAAACTAAATATAACAATTGAATACAACTCAGGCGAGCAAGCCACTTATGTAGCCCAACCGCCTGAGTGGGCAAAATGGGAAAAGCAGACAGGACACACCATTGGTCAAGCATCCGAGAAGTTGGGCGTTTGGGATCTTATGTTTCTTGCTTATCATGCACATAAGCGAGAACTTGGTGCAGCCAAACCCATCAAGCCAATGGATATTTGGATGGAAACTGTTGCCGATGTAATTGTCGGTGATGCAGACCCAAAAGCCACCCAGCAGGAAGCCTAAGTAGATTATTGGTTGAGTTGGCAATAGCCACACAAATACCAATGAGCGAATGGGTTGAAGCAGAGGACATTTTAACAGCGATCGAGATATTGGAGAAACGGAATGGCAACTAGCACCCAACCTCTAATAGTCTATGATAAAAGAGAACTAAATTCATTTGCCAAGGTAATTAGAAACATGGGTGATATTGCCGTTCAAGAAACCAAGCGCAGGGTTGGCGAACTGGCTCAAAAAGAATTAACAGAGATTCGCAGAATTGCTGCATCAAGAGGCAAGGTTGCTGATCGTATCGCCCAAGGCGGTAAAGTAAAAAAGTCATCCGTACTTGGTGAAATATCTTTTGGTTTTGCTTCTCAAAAGTTTTCAGGTGGAGCAACAACTCAATTTAATACTCGCAATGATACAAAAGGCAATCGACTTGGTATTGGCGCAGCACATGAATTTGGATCTAAGAATTATCCCCAATTCCCAAGATGGAGTGGGCCAATGCCTAAAGGTTCAGGATCAAGAGGATATTTCATTTATCCAACAATTAGATTCTTGCAACCAACTATAATCAAAGAATTTGAACAAATCATTTTGGATATAAGAAAAGAGTTTGCTGATGGCAGGTAATAGCAGAACCTTAACCCTTGCACTTGCAGCCGATATTGATGGCTTAAAAAAAGGCTTAGATGATGCAAATAAGGTTGTAAATAAATCAGCCGATCAGATTACGGATTTTGGCAAAAAGGCTGCTTTGGCTTTTGCAGCCGTTGGTGCAGCAGCGACAGCATTTGCAATTCAAGCCGTTAAAAATGCCGCTCAAGATGAGGCTGCTCAAAGAAAACTTGAGGAAACAATAAAGGCATCAACCAATGCCACAGTTGCTCAAACTAAAGCAGTT